CTCAGCCTTTAAACACTTTGCGTTTTAACTCTACCACTGCTAAATCCCCATCTATCTCTGCAGCAGTAACTGCAAAATTCAAATCATGTATAACCAATAGTGCATTTTTACCTCGTGCAATCCAATCCAAATAAATTCTCGCAATATCAACAAGAATCCCCCTTTTTGAAAGTCAATGCTTTTCAGAGGGGGATTTGCTTTTTACCCTAAAACCTTCGCCAGCTTGCGGATCAGCTCCACACCATACTCATACTCAAGCAGAGACTGCATGGTCTTGTCGCTGAGGCCGGCCGCCTGCTGCACCTTAGTGATTGCCGCCTGCGTCTCGGCATCGGTTTCCGGTTCGGCCGGCTTGGTCGATGCCGCGGTATCATACTTAATGCCGAGCGTATCAAGGATACCCTTGGCGTATGCGATGCCGAACGCCTGCTGCTTTGCCTTGGTGCCCGCCTGAGCTGCATCAGCCTTGGTGTCAACGAATACACCCTCGCAGATTACTGCAGGGCACTTGGTGTCGCGCACAAATGCATAATAATCGCCTCGCTGGCCCTGTCGAGTCTTGCAACCACGGCTGTTCTGTCCGATCTTGATAACCTGCTTCTCAATGTTCTGCGCGAGCACCTTGCCGGTGCCGCCGTGGATGGTATGGAATACCTCAAAGCCATCACCGCCGCCGCTGTTGTTGTGCACGTCGATAGCCAGATCAGGATTGTACGCATTGCATTCGCGCACTTCCTCGTTGATCGGGTCCTCCTCGTCCTTGGTGCGGCTCATGCGCACCTCAACGCCGTGTGCAACCAGATAATCGCGGCACGCCAGTGCCATCACGAGGTTTGCTTCCTTTTCGACGATATAGCCGACCGCACCGCTGTCGCTGCCGCCATGGCCGACACCGATAAATACCTTCTTGCTCATCTTGTTCTCCTCCTTCGGAACAGCTGTCTTATTTTTACGCTTAATGCAGACTACGCTGCACACCGGTCTGCCGTTCGTGCCCTCTTTTTCCGGCGCGAACAGGTAGCCGTCCGACACGCGATACATGCCGGTGCTGCCGCCTGCGTCCTGTACGAGCAGCAGCTTGACGTCGTAGTGATCGCGGACGTACTGCGCACCCTCCAGCTCGGTATGACTGGCCGAAGTCTGCACATGGATATACCGGCCGTCCGTCAGCAGACCGCACATATTACGGCTGCGCCGGTCGGATTTATCGAGATTGCTGTTCACCTTGCCGTCCTTGATCGCCAGCTTCCAACCAGAAACAACATTCTCTGAGCCGAGACTCAGCCGCTCAGCTGTACCGCCATAGCCGCACTCTTTGCCCTTGGCCTTGAGGTACTGCAAGGTGCGTCCCTTGATAACGCCGTAGCGGTCGCTTCCCTGCCCAGTCATGTTGAACAGCGCGAGGTTGTACACAATGTCGGCACCCTCATCTGCTGCCCACTGTTTGAGCGTCTTGGCCGGCTTGGCTGCCGCCGAGTACGGCGCCGCAGCGAACCAAATGTCATACTGACTGCGGTCGTAAATATCGCAACGAATGCTCATCACCGTACCTCACTTCTCGAGCGGCGCGGTGTACGCCTTTGCCCTGTCGCTGTCGGTCAGACCGCTCGTGGTCGGGTCATTCAGCGCATTCCACACGTTCGACGCCACGAGGAACAGGCAGTACGGATTGCTGAACGCGCCGGTAATAACGCTCCACAGTCCCGCCCACGTGGTCATATCCGCAGCGGTCAGACCGCTGTACGCCAGCACGGTCGCCAGCGCGCCGGTAAGTACCTGCACCCAGAATACCGGGTTCTTCAGACGAATTTTCCAGTTCATAATGTCCTCCTTATCGTGTGATGTGGTCGATGCCAATCCCCTCGAGAAACTGTTCGTATTCTCGTTGGGTCTTCTGGATTGCCGCCAGCCCCTGCTCGACCTCGCCATTACAGTGACCGCGCTTGAGCGCCATCGCGACACCGACCGTCAGCTTGCAGTTCGCGTCGATCATCGCAAGCTGGAGCCTGCCCTCCTTAGCGCGCTGTTCAGCTCGACGGTCAAGGCGTACCTGTTCCGCCTTTTCGCGCTTCTCGCGTTTGGAAGCCTGCGAGGCGATCACCGCACAGACGATCGCGCAGAAACCAGTGAGCGCGGCGCAAATCACTTCTGTCATGCCGTGTACTCCTCGCCCGTGATGGTCTTGTACTCCTCCGCCGTCAGCACTTCCGGCACGGACGCATGCACCTGTGCTTTGGTCAGCTTGCCGTGCCTGTACAGCGTGTAGATTGCCTTTACCTTCGGTTTCATGCCTCGTCACCTCCCAGCAGCATTTCATAGGCGTCCTCGAGATCTGTCGGTTTGCCCATCTTGATCGTCACCGTGCCGTCACGGTGGTCGGTAATGTCGCCCGAGAGCGAATATGCGCTGTTGTCCCACTCGTTTTCGTTCTCCGTGCCGCTCTCGTCCGGCGCAGGCGTGTGCTGCACAATGCTCCACGGCGTGCCGTCCGGCAGCAGCGCCGCTACCTTGTCATGCGACATGGTGAGCGTAATGCTCTTGCTCTCGCGACCGTCCCACGTGTAGTCGGCCATCAAGCCGTTGATCTCCGCAGGGTAAAGCTCGCCTGCGACCTTGATATAAGTTGCCATGGGTTTCCTCCTTGAATTTATCCTGTATATCTGACAATTTCACCATTTACAGTTATGCTTTTCAACACTAATTTTGTGGTGTACATTCCAATGCGTCCAGTCATAAAAAACAAATTCATAGCATCACTGGTTGCCGTGTAAGTTACTTTACCGCTGGACGGCGGAGTTTCTATCAATACACCTCGATCGGACCCGTCAAACTGGAAAACACATTCCATGTAGAAATTACCTACACGCTGAGCGTTAAGGTGGCACTGACCGCAAAACGCAATCAGCAGGCAGTTGAAGAGCTGCTCGCAGACATTGTACCGGCGAATATGGTCTGCACGACATCGCTGCTGTACAACACGTGGGAGCAGATCAAGCGACAGACGTGGGGAGAGCTGAAAAAGCTGACCTGGCGAGAAATTAAGGAGGAGGTTTTGCCAGATGGCGCAGAAAACACCTAACTATAATCTGAACAAGCCCGGCTACGAGGATTTCGGCGACGTTGACATGCTGAACGAAAACTTTGAGAAGATCGACAAAGTCCTTGCCGCGACCGACCCGACCAAGGTCCCCACCAAGGCCGAACCGGCTGACGGTGACGGCGTAATGATCGCGGACAGCGCGGACGGCGGCAAGGCTAAGCGGCTGCTGTGGTCGAATGTTAAGGCGGCTCTGGAACAGGTTTTCAGTGATGTGAGAACCGCTATAAGCCGGCACATTGCAGACAAGTCCAATCCGCACGGCGTGACGGCGGAGCAGGTGGGAGCCTACTCCAAATCGGAAACAATCAGAAGATACAGGTCGGTTGAAGAATTAGGACTGACAACCGGAGAGGAAACAATTCAAAGTATTCTGAACAACATGGATGACCTTTCGGAACTCAGTTTTTCAGTGACCGATAATCATGCTGATATTTATGCATTAAAATTCGGTGTGGTAACAATTAAAAAGTTTAATTATGGACGAGCGGAACTGACACAGTATTATGCTTACACTGCTGACGCATGTGGCGGATATTGGGGCACAGCAGGGAGCTCAGATGGCTCGACATGGACTTTCTTTGGATGGAAACAAATTGCGTCGTTTGACGATTTATCTTCGGTTGCATCGCCTAAAGACGAAAGATTTATTGCTCAGATGTCATCTCCGGAGCAGTTAAAATTCCCCGGACGTTGGCGGATGGATACTTTCACGAGTGATATCAACTCGCAACTGGAGGACACGGCGGCTTCAATGTACGATTATGGCATTGGAGATTTCCATTGCTTGTTATTATCAAATGAATGCACCGCTGAAGGCTGTCGCTTCGGCACTCTATTAGTCACATCGCCGCGAATTAAAGGTCGTATGTGGTTAGGGCGTATTTGGGAGTATAAATTCGTATCTTGGACACTGATTGCCCAAGATACAATCTCATCGACTGAGGTTACTCCAAACGTTAGCCGATTAATTGCGTGGCAGTATAGCTGAGGAGGAAACAAATGGGGCACAAAGTACTTGTAGATGGTACTGGATATAATGTGAAAAGCGGTAGAACCCTAATTGACGGTACGGGATATGCAATCAAAAAAGGGCGAACTCTGATCGGCGGCACAGGGTATGATATTCTGCTGAGTGCGTTGCGCTTGGCAGAATGGCATGACCATGATGGTGATGCTGCAAGTATTACAATTATCAGCCGTGCCTATGATGCGAATGAGCAATCGTGTACGTTGACTACGAAAGTCAGCGCAAGTACCAACGATAAAGCGCATATGGGCTTCCGATTGACCGGTTTGCAGGTAGGCGATGTTGTTACCGTTGATTATGAGTTTACAACCACTAGTGTACTTGCCGCCGCTCACCTCGAGCTTGTACCCATCCTCGCCGCAGAGTGTCGCGAGCTGCTGTCTGAGCCGCCGCACGGAAAACGGCAGCTGCGCATTGATCTTGGCGAGCACCTTAAACCGGCGCTCGGCCAGCGTGTCCGTGTCCATCGGCGTAATGCCGAAGATCCTCTCGTAACGCGCAATGGCAGTCTCACCGGCGGTACTGATAAACTGCGCATCGAGCACCGCATCAGCGGCATCGCGCAGGCGGTCAATCTCCGGCTGCTCGGTCTCACATAGCAGCGGGAACTCGTAGGTCTTGAGCAGGATTGGCGGCAGGTAGTCCTGTAATTTCTTCCTCACGTCGCACCTCCGATACTGCCGAGCCGCGGAATTTCGTCCGCTGCCAGCTCGATGTTCTTCACACTGCCGTTGACGGCCGTCTCCTCCACGTCCACCACGCAGTCGAGCGCAAGCAGATGCGTCTCGATCTGCGAAATACGGACAACGGTCGTCGCACTGTCCGCCCAGACCTTCGCAAGCTCGGCAAAGTACGTCTTGACCGCGCTCTCCACCTGCGACTGTGCGCTCGACCACGCCAAGCCGGTCGCAAAGGTGATATTGGTTGTGATAGCAATGTCGGCATACCTCGCACCGGCGACAGTCACTGTATGCCCGATCGGAGCCAGTCCCAGACCTTCGCCCTGATTGCCCTCGGGGTCGATGGCGGTCTGTACCTTGCTGATAAGCTCGGTGCTCGGTGCGGTGAAGTCAGATGCAATAATAGTCAGCTTGACCGTACCGCCGCCGTTCCACACCGGATAGACCTTGACACCGCCCACGCCGGTAATCGCGTTGACCTTCTCGCGGTAGTCGGCCACGTTGCCGCCGAACGCTTCACCGTCAATGCTGGCGTAGTATTTCTCGCGCAGCGTGTCGGTCGTGTCGCCGTCCTCGGCCGGAATGAGCACCGCTGCAATCTGAGCGGTTTCCAGACCGTTCACCGTCTGGATCGGCAGCAGCAGGCCGGTGTACTTGTTGCCGACCGTGCCAAGAGTTTCAGCTTCCAACTTATAGCGACCTGCCGAGATTTTCTCGGTAACTACATAGTTGACTTCATCACAGTTGAACCGCAGACCGGCAGACAGTTCGATGTTGGACGGGGTGAAGACACCCTCGATAACAGCAGCCGTTTCGCCTTGAATAGCTACGCCGCGCTCTTTGCAGCGCAGCATAAGGTACTGGAGTGACGCCGTATCAACAAAGGTTTCGTCCATCACGACGTCCAGTTCCATGTAGCATTTGACCAGTTCTGCGGCCGCCGGTGCAAGCGCGTCATAGATGATACTGCCCTCGCGCTTGTCCACCGTATCCGGCACGGATTCCAGCATACGGTTCATAATGTAGTCAAACGTCATTTCATCGGAATACTTTCCGATCATGCCGCTTCACCTCCAAACTCAAATTCGCTTTCGACGTCGCCCTCGGTCGTGGTTACGGTAAATTTCACAAGCAGGCTGCGCTTTCCCTTGGTGAACGAGAACTGCTCAACCGAGAGCACACGATCATCTGCCATGAGCGCATCTTCAATCGCCTTGGCAACCTTGGCTTGCAGATACGGCGTCATGGTCTGACCCAGCAGGGCGTTCAGCTGGGTGCCGTAATTCCAGCTGTAAATCGCGTACTGAAAGCGTTCGGTCTGAAGAATCAGGAAGATGGCCTGCTTCATGGCTTCCAGCCCGTCCAGCTTGCCGCCGGAGCACGGGTAGCCGTCAAACCGCAGCGCATAGGTGCGCGTAGGCTGTGTTTCAATCTCGAAATCCTGCACGAGATCGTCATTATACTCTGTCGGCAGCATTACAGCGCCCCCTTCTTGTCGAATATCAGGTACTTTTGTCCGCCCTCATTGCGGAACAGGATGAGCACATCGCCCACCTTGAACGAGGATGTGCTCACGCCACTTTTCACGATGAAAAACTCCTTGGTGAGTACAAGTTTCTGGTCGATCTGCACACGGAACGGCGAGAGTGCAATCACCTTGCCGAAGCAGATTGTCATCGGTAAAGCGGCTTGACGCTCGTTCGCGGCAATCTGCCGCATAGTTTCCATCAGATTAGGCACTAAACTCACCTCGAATTCCGCTTAGGTACAAATCCATCGTGTACAAACCGTTCGAGAACGTGTGCTTAGCCTTCTCCACGCACATATAGTTCTTGATGTTGATGTCACCCAGGCCCATGCCGACACAGACCGAAGTACCGGCACGCGCCCGAACATCCCCGAACACCTTCTGCATGGTCAGTTCGCGGTGGATGACGTTGTAGTATTTCATCAGCGCCTTGGCCTTGGTTTGCAAATCGGCGGTGTTGAGGGCGTTGTCCAGCTTTTCGTAATACTGGAGCGTGCCCCATTTGCTCTGGCTGGCGGTATTGTTCATCACATGAACCTCTCTGACGCCGGTTTCATCATTGTCCCACGCCAGCTTGATGCGGTTGTACACGTCACTGTCAATCGAGGACGTGTAACTGTAACCCTGCGCCGTGTCCTCGTCGATGTAGAGCGGCAGGAGCAGGCTCTCATACGGTTTCAGGCACAGTTTCCCGAAATCGTCATACAAGACGTACACCTTACCGGTGTTGATGATGGTCAAATCACTGGCATTGCCGAGCATATCAAAGAGCGTCCCCTCCTCGATACGCTGCGGAATCTTGTACTTGGTATCGGTCACGGTACCGACCTTGAGGCCATAGTCAGCCGCCAGCATTTTCAGCACATCGGCGTAAGTCTTATTGACATACGAAATCGTGTCCTTGTTCTTGAAGTAGCGCAGCTGGTCATAGGCCGTGACCTTGATAAGCCGGTTATCCGAACGTGACTTCTTAAAGACGTAGCCATAAAAGACATTGGAGCCGTTAAACCGGAACGACACCGGATTGCCCTCGTGAAAGTTGAGGGTATCGTCCTTGACCACCGTAAACGTCAGCGAGGACGCCGCGCCGCTGCGGGTGGTTTCCCACACGATGTCGCCCTCGATCATCGGCTGCTGAAGCTGACCGTTCTTGTTCTGGATGATCAGCTCCGCGCCCGGCATCTGGCAGGACGGCACATCCCGCAGGATCTCCTTGCGCGTGCCCGCCGCGCCGGTGACGGACTTAATAACAACGGTCGTGATGTCCTTCTTCTTCTCTTTCTCGGTGCTCGTGCCCGAAGACGTCGAGCCGGACGAGCCGCCCGAGCCGCCGATGACGGCTTTGCCGTACTTCTTGCCCCAGCGGTTGCACTCGGCATTGCTGCTCATCAAAAGATCGAAGTGGTACACGCCGCCCTCAATTTGAATCATGCCGCCGCGGTCATTGACGGTGTAGGTCACGCCGTCAAGCGCCGTACCAGTGCCCTGAACGGTGATTTTCGTCCCGAACGGTACGCTTGGCGGTGCAGCACAGGTATGCTTGGACGGGTCTAACTTGTTACCGAGCGCGTCAAGGAAACCGCCCTCCATTGCGTTATTCGCGGGATAATAGGCGGTAAAGAGTGCCTTAACCGTATTTGTAGCAGTACCAGACGATTTAGAGCCGGAATACTTGGCGAGCGTGTCACCCGAGGAAACGTAGTTCAGCGGATTGACGGACGAACCGTTCTTGTGCATACCGAAATGCAGGTGACAGCCGGTTGAACTGCCAGTCGTGCCAACGGCGGCGATCTTCTGCCCGGCGGTGACTTTTGCGCCCTGCTTGACGTAGAGCGCCGAGGCGTGCCCGTAAAAGCTCATCAGACCGCCGCCGTGGTCGATACTGATGTAGTTGCCGTAGCCACCGTACCAGCCAGACTTCGTGACCGTGCCGGGGCCGAACGCGAGGATTGGTGCGCCGCTTGCCGCTGCCAGGTCAACGCCGTCGTGGAACTCCTTGCCGTGGAACGGACAGGTACGGTTGCCGTAGCCGCTTGAAATGCGCGAGTAGGATGGACACGGCCAAACATATTTACCCATGTTCTCCCTCCCTCCTTAACTCGGCAGCTTGAGCACGGTTCCGGGGTAGATCCACCAGCCGTTACTGCTGCTTGATCTGCCGTATTTCTTCGCTGCGGCTTCGATGACCGTCTTGTTCAGGCTGTAAATGCTCGTCCACTTAATCCCGTTCCCCAGCTTCACACGGGCAATGTCCCAAAGCGTATCACCGGACTTGACGGTGTACGTCTTACCGGCCGGTGCAGTCGTGGTGTCGCGCTTCTGCGTGACGGTCGCTTTCTTGGTAGTAGAGCTGCTGCTCTCGCTCTTCTTGAACTCGATAGACTTGGTATGATACGGCGCGTATTGCAGCAATTCAATCTTCGCCATCACGTCAACGCCGTAGCTGCCCGCATCCTCAGCAAGCTCATAGCTTTCAAGGGATACCGCCATCGGCTGTGCGCTCATCAGCTCCTCGCCGCTGTCGTCTATACGGATAACCGAGAACTCAAACGGCTTGCAGGCGGTCTTGAGCGATTCCAGCTTGCTCATGTAATACTGCGCCGGCTGATACCCGTTCGGATAACAGGCAAACGGGTATTCCCTGTTCGGCAGGAGCGCCGAAAAGCTGATCTTGGACAGTCCCGGCGTTTTCAGGACGTTCACCTGACCCTCGTTGATGAGGTTGATGGTCTTGTTCTGGTTGCTGATCTTGATGGTCAGTGACGACGGCGTGACCGGAAGGCGCACACCGTCCATATAAAATTCGTACATCAGATATGCACCCCCTCTGCACTTGTTACCAAAGCCTCGGTGAGCTTGGCTTCCAGCAGATTGACTACGCCGTCCAGATCCATCTCGTTCGAGATATTGTTGTGGTTGACCATTTCCACCTTGATCTCGGCGGTGGTGTACTTGTTGATGACCTGCCGCTCGGCAATATCGCGCAGCAGCTTGATGTCGTCCGTGGATACGCTCACATCGTCCGCAATCTGTGCGGTGTTGTCCGCGATGTTAGACAGCAGACCCGTCGCCGGATCGTCCGGCAGGTCAAGACCCAGCTTTTCGGAAATGCTGTTCTGGAGGTTTGCGCCCCAGTTGTAGCCATTGGCGTAGGCCGTCGAATACTCGATCTTCTCCTTGTGTTTGACATATTCCGTCCACCCGGACTGATCCTTGATCTTCTGAATGCGGTCCGTGTAGCTGTCGTAGAACGTGTCCAGACCGCTGGTGATGTTGATCTTCACACCCGGAATAAGGTTGATGAGCTTCTCAATCGTCCTCACCATACCGCGGATGACACCGACAACATACTGACTGAGCTGCAGAAACAAAATCTCAATCGACGCAATCGGATGCTGGAACACGTTGCCGAGGAAGTTGATAAGATCGGCAATGACGTTGTAGACCGGCAGATAGAACATGTTGTAGACGAACGCGCCTGCCATCGCAAACAGGCCGCAGATCACGCCGACGGCGCTCGTTGTTTCGTTCTTCGCCCGGTTCGTGTAGTTGATATACGCCGCGATCACGCCGATGAGAATGATAATACTGCCGATAATCAGCACGATCGGGTTGAGCGACATCACGGCATTGAGCATCTTCTGCGCGGCTGTCAGCGCTTTCGTAGCCGCGGCGCAGATCTTCGTCCAGTTGGCGGCCACCGCAAACAGCGCAAAGGCTGCAGCGGTCGCAAGCACAAGCGGACCGATGATCTCGATGTTGTTCGCCACCCAGTTGATGGCTTCGAGCAGCGGCTGCAAGGACATGACCGCCATGTTGCTTGCCTGCGTCCAGACGTCCGACCAGGTGAGCGGAATCTCGTTGAACTTCTGGTTGGTTTCCTCCGCTGAGGACAGCAGCGCGGACTTGACAACGCTCGCCGTCAGCTCGCCCTCCTGCGCCATGCTGCGGATTTCACCGACCGACACGCCGAGATAGTCGGCAATCGACTGAATGATAGTCGGTGCCTGCTCAAATACCGAGTTGAGCTCCTCACCGCGCAGCACGCCGGAGCCCATGGCCTGCGTGATCTGCAGCATGGCGGCGGCCTGACCCTCTGCCGAGGTGCCGGCGATCTTGAACTGCTTGTTCAGCTGCTCGACAAACGCGATCGTTTCCTGATTGCTGCTGAACGCATCACCGGCAAGCAGACCCATCTTCGCGACCGCGTCTGCCGTGGCGTTGTACGCGCCGCGCGAGCGCATAGCCGACTGATAGATCAGCTCCTGCAGGTCGGCAGTGCTCTGCAAACCGTCGTTCATGAGGTTCAGACGTGCGGTGGTCTGCGTCATTTCGTCCGACATACTCACGATACCGCTCACCAGCTTGGAGCCGAGGAACGCGGTACCCAGCTTTTTAAGTGAGGCCGTCAGGTTTTCTGCCGGCGGCTGCGCCGAGGTCATGCCGCTCCGCAGCTCCTCGACTTCGCTCACGGTTCGGGTGAGCTCTTCGCGCACACCTGTCAGTTCACTGTTAAATTGTGAATACAGACCGGTCGGTGCAGCCTGTTCGGTCAGGTTCTGCATCCGCTCAAACCGGTCGTTGACCGCACTCAGGTTAGACGCGATACGGCTGAGCACGTTGCTCATACCGTCGCGCAGCTGGACGGTATTAGACAGTGCCATAGAACTCACCTCCCTCGTTTCGCTTTATCCAGAGCGGTCTTTTCGTCCTCGTTGTACACGACACAGGACGCCCAGATAAATGCCCGTTCTTCCTTTGGCAGACTTAAATATTCGGACGGCAGGATATGGAGCTTTTGCAGGCAGTAATGCGCTGCATACGCTTCATAATCATCAGAGCCCTCACCGTCCCGAATCAGTTTTTTGCCTGTTCCACCAGATCGAGCTTGTCACCGAAGCCGCAGATGTCGAACAGCTTTTCCGTGTAGTTCGTATACTCGCCCGGCGTCAGCATGGCCGAGATCAGCTCCTCGGCGCATTTCGTGCCGTAGCTGTCCTGCAGTTCTGCATCGTTGAGATTCGGATAAACCGTGCAGGCGGCTGCCAGCTTGGCAAGGTACAGCACGTTGTCGAATTCCTGACGGAAGCTGCCGCGCTTGCCCGGCACCTGTACGCGGTACTGGCAGTCGCGGCGCAGCGTTTCGTCCTCGCGCGAGGAAATGCAGCGCACCTCCCACTCGAGCGGCTTGCCGTCCTCATCGGTGAAGCGGTCAGATACGACCAGCTTCACGTTTTCAACCTGCTTGGCATTCTGCGCCAGAAATGCGGTAAGATTACCCATTGTACAAATTCCTCCTTATTCCATACCGGACAGTTTGGTAAATTCCTCAGGCATATCCCAGCCGTCGAACGTGCCGGAAAGCTCCTCGTCAAGCAGACTGTCGCCTGCGTCGAACTTCGCCAGAATCGAGCTGTCGATCAGGCAGCCGGTGTGCGTGATGGTCTGACGGCCGGCGGACGAGGACGGGTCCTCGTTGGACACCTGAATCTCAAACGGCGTCATTTTGCCGGTCTTGCAGTAGATCAGGAACCAGCGGCGGAACACGCTCTGGTTAAAGTGCGCCGTGCCCTTCCACGAACCGGACCAGCCAGTCGGCTTCTTACCGATGCCGGTACGGCCGAGGATTTTCACGTCCTGCGAATTGACCTTCGCGGACGATTCAAAGCTGTACAGCTGCATCATATTATAGCGGTTGCCGTCAATGGTGACGTAGCACTCGGCCATCGAACCGGATACCGCATCATTTGCTTCCATAACAGGAGCGTTCAGCATGACTTTTCCCTCCTTTATTCAACGATTACCTTCATGTAGAGCTGTTCCATCGCGGAAACCGGCTGTACATGGTCCTCGACCGCGACCGACTTCTTCCTGTCGCCCTGCGACACGGTGACGCTGCTGCTGTCAAAGTTCTCAATGGCGCGGATGGTCTGGAGCTGGGTGTGGTGCGCTACAATGTCGCTCCACAGGCTCACGCGGCCGGAGGCGTCGTTCTGCACCTTGCCGAGGTACTTCGAGTTAAACAGCGATGCAATGTCATTGGCGATCTGGTCGAGCACGCGCATGACCTGATTGGACGAGAAATCCGCGCTCTTTTCGTCCGTGACGGACACGAACGTGTTGATGTCGGTCAGCACGCGCGTCTGGTCACCGACGCGGTGGAACGTGAACTCACCCGCCTTGATTGCCTTTTCAAGCTGGGTCTGGGTGTAGCCCGTGTCAATATCGTACTCGCCGGTGTAGGTCGAGTTGGTCAGCGAACGGTTGACCGCGCACGCGGATTCCGCGCCGGTCGTCCAGTAGACCGCAGACGGGTCGTTTTCCGCGCCGACCAGACCGTTCTTGACTGAAATCACGCCCTCATAGTCCGCTGCCGGATAGTTATGCAGCACGCACTGGAACTTCACGCCCTGCTCGTCACGCAGGCGGCGCGTCCAGTTCGCGAACAGACCCTTGACTGTGCTGTTCTTCGTATCACAGCCGACTGCGTTGAAGCTGTACGGCTCGATCTTGTCGAGGAACGTCTGGTAAGCTGCATCCTGCACCGCGCCGGTCGTGCCGCCGGTGAGCAGCAGGCCTGCGTTCTCGGTCAGCGCCTCGCTGCCCTTCCAGTGCAGATAGTCGTTGTCGGTCAGGTCTGCAACCGCCTTAACTGCCTTCTGCGTATCTACAAGGGTCGTGCCGATATAGGTCGATACGTCGTATACCTCATTGGTCGATGCCGTGAAGCCCTCGTTCTGCTGAATCACGATCTTCAGTTTGTTGCCGATCTTGCCCGGATACTTCGCCTCTGCGTACTTGCAGGCTGCCTTTGCACCGCCGCTGTTCAGACGGAACAGGTGCAGCGTCTTGGCATTTGCGAAGATCTCGCGCAGCGGACGCAGCTCGTCCGCCGTGTAGGCGTAGCCGGTCAGCGCAAGTGAGCCCTTCTGGAACTCGCTGTTCTCGATGGTCACGACCTCGTTCTCCGGTCCCCAGTCGAGAGACAGCGGGAAAGCCGCCGTGCCGCGGTCGCCCAGGGTCGCAGACGCACGCGCCGCCGACACAAAGTTGATGTACGCACCGGGCAGAACCTTGTTCTGTACGGTATACATACCGCCGCCTAAAGCCATTTAATTCACCTTGCCTTTCATAAAGTTGTCAATGAGCGCATCCACCTCGGAAAAGGTGTAGCGCTGATCCTTGTCGAGCAGCACACCCAGCAGGTCGCGCCGCTCGCGATATCTGTCGAAGGTCAGGAGCTGCGCGCCGGTAAACGCCGGTGCTCCTGCCTCGGTTTTGCGTTTAACTGCCATTTTCGTTCTCCGTTCCTACGGTTGTCTGCAAATTCTCCATCGGAATATCTTCCGGGATTTCCCGGACAAACTGCCGGTAGTCCGCGAAGAAGTGCAGCACCTCGTCTGTAATTTCCCACGAGAGATTGCTCCCGCGCAGGCTTTCCGTGCTCCGCAGCAGCAGCGTGAGCGTCTGTGCGGTCTCTCGGCACTGCTCCTGCGGACGGCCGTCCGACGGGAAGAACCGCACGTCCATGTGCTGCACGATCTCATGCAGGCCGGACGGGTACGGCGTGACGTCCGCACGAAGCTGCCGAATGGAGAAGCACGGCGCAGAAAAGCCCTGCTCGATACGCTCGGTGTAAATGTCGTACTGCGCCGATGGATAGACCGTGCGCAGCTTATCGACAATTTCCTGTACTACGTTAATCATTTGCCCTCCATCATGCGGCTGAGAAATTCCTCGCTTTTGGTCTTGATAAAGTCCGGCGCGGCTTTCTAAAGGTCAAACAGGCTGTCGCGCAGCATATGCTTGCCCTCGACAAAGCCCTTTACCAGGCGCTTGCCGATGGCCGGAACATACCGTCCGACCTCCTGCCGGTGGCCGTTCTCCACATATGGTGCATACTCAATGTTGTTGTAGATTTCTGCACGGTAGTGCCTTCCGCTGCGCTTTGCCTTGGTGATGAACCAGTTGCGCCGCAGGTGGCCGCGGTCAACCGGCGTCAGTTCCTTAACGTCGGTCAGCAGACCGTTCATCATCTCGTCCAGCAGTCCGGTGTAGAAAGCGTCCATTTCCTGCTCACTTGCAGCGGCTTTGATGCGTTCGTTTAAGTCGCGCAGCTCGTGAAAATCACAGCTTCCCCAGCTTGCCATTACGCTCGCTCCTCTCGGACGGCAGAAAGCTGCTGATGGGTCGGATAGACCGCGCTTTCGCCGCTGTATTTCAGCCGATAGGTCGCGCCGTACTGCTGAACCGCAATGCGACAGCCTGCCGGAACAGCCAGATCAGGCGCACAGTAGATCGTCGCCTGATAGCTGATCTGACCGCTGTTCGCGTCGGTTCTGCTGTCCGGTGTGCCGGAAAACGACAACGCACACGGGATATTCTCGTGCAGCACCGCGTCCGGTGTAACAACGGTTTCGCCGCCCACTTCCTGTTTGCTTGTGCCGGTGACAGTCATCACGCCGTCATAGGTCTGCTCGAGCAGCGCACGCTCCAGCTCCGGATTGCCGAGCATACTACCACCTCATCTTTCGGTAGGCGTTCAGCTGTGCCTTGTAGTCGGTGAGGAAGTCGCCCGAACTTGCCAGCGCCGCCAGCTGTTCCGCTGCGGTTGCAAATGAAAAGGACGTATCCCCTCTGGACACGCCCTTTGCGGCGGGCTGCATATTCTCGTTCTGGAGCTGTACGCTGTTTACCAGACCGCGCACCATAAGCGCTGCGGTGTTCGTCAGGCCGTCCGGCGCTTCGGTCAGATTGCAGTAGTTGCAGATCTGCTCGAGCACCAGCGCACACGCGAAATCAAGCGTCTGCTCCGGCAGGTTCGGCAGCAGGCTTTGCGCCCGCTGCATCAGCGTTTCCCTTGTCATTTCTGCGCTTCCCCCTCGGTTTGTCCTCGGTCGGTTCGGCTTCCTTCTCGGCGGTCACGGTTTCCACGGTAAAGCCTGCACGGCCGGAGAACCAGCTTGCAAGCCACTCGTTATCCGTCTGCGCCTCACCACTGACGAACTGCACGCCGCCGATCTTGCGGTCGTACTCCTCGTTCGGTGCCTTGATCTTATACATGGCAGTTCCCTCACTTTACCTTGAAGTTACGCAGCACGCCGGCAGCGCGGGACTTCTTGAGCACGGTTGCCGCTACCATCTCGACATCACCGGCCTTGACCGGGCCTGCGGTAGAGAAATCCGGCAGCGTGGTCGAGATCACCTTGCCGCCCATCGGAGAGACCGCGTGGAAACCGTCCAGACCCAGACGGACAGCGTACAGGTCGGTCAGACCGGTAACCGTGGTCTTGGACGAGGACGCGCCGTATTCGCGCGATGTAATCGGTACGACCGGCTTTTCCTTCTTCTCGGCGGTGTCGTAGTAATACTGCATATCCATGAACGGAATGCCGTTGTAACCGCTCATCTGACGGCCGAAAGCGTCCTCGGAGTGGGTCAGATAACCGGCACGGCGGGCGCAGGAGCGGATCTTGGTCAGCAGCGCCGCATTGCCGATGAGCATGGTCGGCACGCCGTCCAGTTCGGACAGGAACTCGTCGAGCATATCGAGCACGGTCTTGTAGTTGGTGTCGATCGCCGCCGAGGTGGACAGGTCGATCGCCTTGGATGCATCCGCGTTGATCTCGGTGGAAGTGCCGACAAGCAGCGTGTCCAGACCGTCAAAGCCCTTGGTACCCTTGTCGCCGTTGATGGCGGTGTAGTGGAACAGGTTGGTGGTCGCCTTGATGTGCTCCTCGAGCTGGAACTGCACCTCGTTGATCTGACCGTTCGCGGTGTTAGCGAGAACACGGTCGATCTTGAACGTACCGCCGAAGATCTTGAGGTCAACCGACTTGGTTTCGCGGTCGGCTACGGTGTCGGTGTAGTCGGTGTTGATGTCACGGAAATCCGCGCCTGCCGGGGTCTTGAGCTGGGTGTAGCCATAGGTCAGCGTAGAGCCGCCGGTACCGGGCGATACCGAGTTGTCAAAGGTCAGTGCCTCCAGCAGCATGGAGCCGCGGCGGAACTGGTCGATAACCTGCTGGTCCACATGGTTTGCCATGCCGACCTTTGCCTGTGCGAGAGTGATAGGCATTTTTCATTCCTTCTTTCTGTTAGCCGTTGGTGTTGTATACTTCTGCGAGAGCGGAACCGAGGTCGTTTACCGTGTTCGGGTTGCCGCCGGACTGCGGATTGTAGCCGCCCTGACCGCCGTTCGGGTTTCCGCCCTTGTCGCCCTGCTTGCCGGACTGACCTGCGCCGTCCTCCTCGAACAGCCATGCCTTGTCTTTCTTCAGCGTTTCGAGCTGGGCATCCAGACCGGTGACCTTGCCGTCCGTGCCGAGCTTGATGTCGTCCATCGAGAGTGCCGCGCGGGTCAGCTGCGGATCGCGTGCATGGGCACGGGTCAGCGCAAGGTCGATCGCCGCATCGCGGCGGATGTTCGCGGTGTCGGTGTCGTACCTGGTCTGGAGATCCTTGAGGTCGTCCTCCAGCTTCTTCGGGTCCTTGCCGTCCCACGCCTTGGCAGCCTCACGCAGGTCCTTGATGGTGTTATTCGCCGTGGTCAGCTCCTGCGCCTTGGTGTCCAGGTCGGCCTTGGGAACGTAAGCGCCGCCGGCGGCGTTGACCACCTCGTAGCCTGCGTCCTTTGCGGCCTGCTGGAACTGCTCCCAGGTCAGTGCGCCCTTTTCAAAAAGGGTTTTGAGAAATTCCATTGTTTTTTGCTCCTTTCATCGAAAAATGGGTATGAAAAAACCACCTTGACGGTTGTCTTGGTGGTTAGTTCTAAAATTGTACGACAAAGGCGCCTCGTTTCCGAAGCGCCCTTATCGGGATCTCTGGTATTTTGGTGGGTGTGCCCTTTCCCACATTTCTTTTGACCCAAACAGAAATACACAATACTGATAGCATAGTATTAAATTTCCGCTTAGGTGTGTAGCAGCACAATCTCTACTTCAAAATACCGTTTATCTGTATGATTATTATAACAGATTTATTCCTTGCTGTAAAGAACCTCGCTTTTGTTTATGAGTTTCTTCAAATTCTTTTCTCTGATGCGATAAAACGTCATGATAGAGTTTTTCCGTCCTGTATCATCAGTATCCAGCGCAAGCCGTACAACAACATTCAAATTGGTGTCCGGCAAGCCCTTTACCATGAAAACCGTTCCGTCATGCTTACCGTCAACTAGAACAGTATCCGGCTCAAGTGCCGCAGCGGCTCCGTATTTCTCGAACAGCTCTACATCTTCCGGGTGGCGCTCTCGGATATGCTCCAGACGTTCGTCCATAATAATCAGTTCATCTGTTTGCAGCTTTCCAAAGCGTTTTTCCAGATACTCGGTTTTCAGTTTTCCCAACGTCCGATAAATCGGTTGCTCATTCTGCACGGCCGCGTCCCCATTCTCCGCTATCTTAGGTTTTATTATAGCAGATTTTGTCGGTTCTGCAACTGGTTCGGACGTTTTTACGTCCCCATCAACGTACTTCTTCCACCATTCCTCATATGTCATACCTTTCTCGACATACTCGGTCCTGCCGGTCGCGGGATTTCTGGCGGCACGCTTACTGCCGACCCGGAACTCCGTCACCGGAACGGTGGTACACCGGCAGCGCGGATGCAGCGGCGGATAATTGATGCCGGTTTCGTGCTCCGCAAGCGGAAACTCGCGCTGATCCAGAGCACCGCACACTGCGCAGGTCTTGAGATCGAGCGCCGCCTCGAACCGATAGGAGCGGACACCTGTTTCCCGGTATCCCTGTTCGGCAGCCTCAGCCGCCATGTGGGCGCTCTCGGTGTGGATGAGCGTTGCCGCCCTGCTCTCGGACACGCCCATGCGCTGGGTGAACTCTCTCGTCATGCGGTCAAGTGAGTCGCCACGGACAAAGCCGCGCGAGAGCGTCTGCGTCAGCTCACGCAGGAGTTTGTCCTTGTCCGCCCAGATGCGGGACGAAAACTCGCTGCCGGCCCATGGCGTAGCGAGTATCTTCTCGACCGTCTGCGGGTCAATTCTTGCGAACGTGCTTGCAACATTCATCTGCTGACTGACAGCGTACACCGTGCGGTAGTAGGTGTCGGTGTAACGCTCCTGCAAATGGTCGCGCAGAACATCGCGCTGAGAGCTGAACAGCTCCATCATACGCAGTTCGACCTGCGTCTGCAATGCCTGTAAACGCGAAATACGCGAACGGAGATAAACCTCCTCCAGCTCCTTGTCAAAGCCGCCTGCAAGCGCCTTGTCGCGGAACTCGTCCAGCGACATCCGGAAGTCCTCCAGCTCGGCATCCCGCAGCAGCCTGCGTGCGTCTGCCATGCTGACGCTCTCGTTTGCGGCATAGCGGGCGTAGAAGATCGAGATTTCCTTATCCAGTTCGTGCAGAATGCGCTCGTATTCCCGATGGAACCGCAGACACAGGTCATCATCCTCGCGTTTCTGCTTTTCGGCCAGCTCGATGGCACGCTTGCGCCAGTAGGCGCCGTTCAGCTTATCCGCTGCTGCCATCGCCTGCACCGTCCTTTGGCGGGAACCGGAACTGCGGCTGCTTTTCGGCTGTCGCCTGCTGTTCCTTTTCCAGCTGCTTCTGCTCGCTCTCGGCATCGTCTACCCACGGATGGTTTGCGAGAATGGTTCTGTCCGAGATAATGCCGACCGACTGCTGCGCGATCTGCGCGGTTTCGAGGTCGTTCTGCACCATGTTGCGTGTCCATGTCTGGAGAATGCGTTTTGGCTGTGCGATACCCTCCAGACGGCAGATAGCGCGTACCAGCTCGGCAAAACCGCTGCGGAACTGCGTTTCCAGCATCACGGCCTTGAGCTCCAGCAGACTGTACAGGTACTTGAGCGCCACGCCGGACGAGTTGCCGAAATTCTCAGGGTTCGGGTCAACACCCATGCCGGAAACGAAGATCTGACGGCGGGTTCTTTCGAGGAAAGCGTTCCGCGCCTCAAACGGGATCTCCGCGCGGATGGTGTCCACGCCGCCGTCCCCCTCGACCTTGATGAGCTTGCTCTTTTTGAGGTCGCTCATGAACTCGGTCTTGTCCGTGCCGCCGTAGTTCTTGATGACGAAGATGACCTCCTGCACGTCCTCCATGTCGTTGGCGAAGCCGGAAACCACCTTGTCGTAGGCGTCGATCAGGTCGCGGTACAGCGGCAGGTCGCCCCGCCGGTCGGCGTTGTTGTAGAACGGGATGAACGGCACCGCGCTGAGGCCGTGCCGCAGCTCCTGCCCGACTTCCGGATATTCGAAGTAGGTGTAGTTGCCGGACACGCCGTTCTGACGGTAGAACCGGCAGGTCGTGTCGTCCCAGTATTCGCACACCTGCACGGTCTGACCGCTCTGCGGGTCGAGCATGGTGTAGCAGCGCAGCACGCCGACGAGGTCGCTCTCCAGCGTACCGGAGAACACCGGCACGATCTGTTCCGGGTCTACGGTGTGGTAGCGGAACCTGCCGTCTGCGCCGCGCCAGTAATGCAGCCAGCCGACCGAGGTGTTGCTCGCGTCAATGCCCAGCTGCATGGCCGTTGCGGTGTACTGATCTCCGAGAATCTCTGCAATCCGCTCGTTGGCAGTCTTGTTCCCCACATCAAACACCGGCGGGTAGCTCAGCGCGTAGGAAACCTTCTGCGTCACGAGCAGATTATGCCACGAGTGCGAAATGCGGTTGTCCGCGAGGTGCAGCGGATTGCCGAGCGCCTGTTCGGTCTCTGCCTGCCGCTGCAAAACGCTGTTGTCCTGCTTGATGCGGTTGACGTTGCTGTAATAGCGCCGAGCCTCGTCCGCCTCGCGGATGAACTGCCCGTGCCCCTGTAAAAGCCGCTGAATCGTGCGGCTGTTCACTTTCACCATACGCTGACCCCTCCTTTCCTGGTAAACTGCTCCGCAACGCCGGTCGTGGCGTCGGGGGCGTCATCATGGGCATTCTTGCCCTCTTTCTGGTAATGGTACATTGCTTTTGCGTACTCCGGCCAGCGGTCGCGCCAGTTTACGGGGTAGTAAATGTGATCCTGCACCCACGTTGAGTTCGTGAGGATACGCGCGACCTTGTTTTCAGACTGGTAGAACCACTCCACACGGCAGCGGTTGGAGCCGAGCCGCCGAAGCTGCTCCTGCACGTTGCGGGCAAAGCCGCGGCCGCCGTTGTTGCTCTCGATTTTCGCGAGGTTTACGCTGTGCGCCAGCAGCCGCCGTGCGGTTTCCGGCTCGGTGATCTCCATAGGGTCCTTGGTGTAGTAGATGTCGAGCACATAGGCCTCGTGGTTATACTCGCCGTAGATGATGCTGCAAAGATAGTCCGCGCCGGTGTCCGCCGTGTCGGTATAGCTGCGGATATGCGTAAACAGCGGCTTGCCGTTTGCATCGCGCGGAATGTCCGTGTAGGTCTTGAAGCTGCTGTACAGACGGCCTTTCAGGTCGATCGGCTGCTGCTGGTAGTTCGCGCTGGCGATCTCCTCGCTCATCGTACGAACCTTGTCCTCGTAGTCCTCACGGGTGAGAACCGCGTCGCACAGCATCGTGCCGTCGTCCTGCAAGGCTTTCATCGTGATGAGCTCTGCGTCCGGCCAGTGCTCCAGTGCACGGCCTGCAAGGTCACCGGTCGCCCAGCGCGTCATGATGATAACGATCTTGTAGCCGGTTTCGGTTCGGGACAGCATCGTGTCCGTGAACCACTGCCACTGCTTGTCGAGTGCGCCCTCGTTAAAAGCCTCCTCGGCCTTCTTGATCAGGTCATCGAGAATCAGCTTGCGTGCGCCGAAGCCGGTCGCCGTGCCGCCCGGAGAGGTAGCGAGGTAGCTCGCGTACTGTCCCTCAAGCGCCCATTTGCCTGCGGCGGCCTCGCCGTACTTGATGCGGGTCTGCGGGAAAATATCCGAAAACACAATGCGGCTCGGGTCAAACCGTTCCTCCGCAATGCCGTCGCGGACCGCCCGCGCGAACGTCGTGGACAGCGTTTCGTTGTAGCTGCCGGTCATGATCTGCTCGGACGGATCGCGGCCAAACAGCCACTGGCTCAGCAGCACCGCTGTGCGGCTCTTGCCGTGGCGCGGCGGCATATTGACCACCAGCACCTTTCGGTCGCTCTCACAGAACGCCTGTAAGCGCCGACACAGCGTCTTGAGGTACGGCCGGTCCTCGCGGTAGAAGTCCGGCGCCATTAGCTTGCAGAACGACCAGAAATCACGCCGGGCAAGCTCAAGGCGAGCCGCCCTGCGAATGCGCTCGTCAACCATCGTCCGCCAGCTTCCGCAGCTCCTCGGTGGTCAGTCCTGCGAGCGGGTTTTCCACCTCGAGAGTGCCGGAGTGCTCGATCTGCTGCTTGTCGCGCCACCTGTCCGGTCGGCGGTTCTTCAGCCAGAAGATCTGCGCGGTCGTGTCCGGCGGAATGTGCTTGACCGTCTGCACGGTCTTGATGCTCTTCTTTCCGCCATCCTGACTGCGCTCTACGCGCTCCTCGGTGTAGTCGTAGCCGAGCGCACGCTTGAGTAAAGCGTTCTCAACTTCGATGTCTACGACCTCTTTTCCCCTTTTTAGGGCCTCCGAAAACTCCGAGTATTTGTTTTTCCAGTCGTACAGCGTGCTGGTCGTAATGCCGATCCTGGCTGCGATCTGCTCATCTGTCAGACCGTCCCTCGCCCACGCTTCCAGACGGGTGATGCCGTCCGGCGTAAGCCATTCCTGATATTTGCCTTTTGCCATTCTGCACCGTCCTTTCTGAAATCCGGGCACGAAAAAGCACCCTTGTTTCCAAGAGTGCCTTTCCGGAGGTGTTTCCAATGCGGTATGAAGCAGGAGAAATGCGGGACCTAAGTTTCATTCCCGCTGAACTTCATGATACCAGTATAGCACGGAACAATATGAATTAACATGTCCTCTTTGCAATCAGCGGTTCGACCGCCTGCAATGCCTGTCTGTGCATCTTCATTGTCCATCGCCACGAATAATTCAGGTCAACCGCGATTTTCTCCCACTTCTCAAAGTTTAAGTACCGCTTTGTGAGAAGTGTCCGCAGGGTCGTGTCCGGCACATCGGCAATCACCGCCGCAATCTCCTGCTTGATGTCGATCAGCTTGTCGATCTGGGCATCCACCTGTGCGGCAAAGTCGGCGTAGCGGCTCAGGCCGCCGTCTGAGGCACCGCCGCCGCCCGGTGCACCGGAAACCGATGCCACGCCGGACACGCAGCGGTCATACGCCCGGCGCTTGGCACTCTCCAAGGCTGTAATCTCGCGGTCGAGTGCCCACCCGCGGTTCAGCCAGTCTTTTGTTGTCATGTAGTCCTCTCCCCATCCGTAATGCCGTAGCGCCACGCAAGGTAGCGCCGAACTTTATCGCTGTATTTAGTCATGCGACGTCACCGTAACCGGAATGATCATCTCCGGCAGGAAATTCACCTCGTAGTGGAACTTGTCCACGTAAGCGCCGCTGACGTCCTCCACAACGTAGATCGTCCAGTCGTTGAGGTACACAAGGTGTTTCTTGTAAACGCCCTGCCCGGTCTCGACAGTCACCTCCAGCTCGTTCTCGCTGTTGTTCGAGATGGCGAAGTTGCCGATCAGCTCAAACACCGGCTTGTCCGTACGCGCGTTGATGACTTCCAGACGGCGCGTGACGTTGAAATTGTCCGCCTCCTTCGAGATGTTATACGCAACGCGCTCGCTCTCCCTGCAGGCCGACAGACTACACATCATAGCACCGCAGAGCAGTGCCGCCATGATTTTCTTTTTCATTGTTGTTCGCCTCCAAATATTTTATGATTTCCCTTTCAAACATCGTTATAGCGGTTCAGGCAACGAGTGTTATTGCAAAATCGTTCCCGACCGATTACTCTTAACGGCTGTCCGCAAAACTGGCAATACACCGCTTCTGTTCTCGGTGGAGTGTCATCCGCGTGTGTTCCGCCGTATCTCATGCGGTTGACCATGCACACCACAGAACCCGGCTGAGCAGCGGCGATGCAATGTTCCTTTGCTTTGCAGTAATAGCACTCAGGCGTTGCCATCACGCAGCAGCTCCTTCCTCAGCTCCTTGAGCTTGTCCGTCAGCAGGCTTTCGGCCTTGCTCCCGGCTTTCAACTTGCCGCCCTTGTCGCAGAGATTGAAGCGCGGACGGTTGACATTGCCCATGCCCATGCTGCCGCCCGGAAAGAAGTCGTCGCCCTCATACCAGCTGGCCGTAAAGAACGAGCCATCCGGCAGGTCGAGCCGGTACACGCTAAGACCGATCTCGGGCGCCTTGTGCCAGATGCCCCAGCTGCGCCATGCGGCAAGGATATTCTTGCGCTTGCTCTCATTCGTCAGGTTCAAGATGTTCTGTTTGGTCAACTCTAAAATCATACTTCCCCTCCCAGTTCTTTCAGCCGTACCATCGGGCACTGCTCGCACTTGTCTACCAACGCCTCATAGTCCAACTCATACGGGAACTTGCAATACTCATCGCATAACTCGCTCGCGAGCTTATTCACCGCCTGCTCCCAGCAGCCTGTATGGAATACCGGACCAGAGCGCACGCCCTGTCCGCAAAACTTACACTTTGCCATTGTTCTCCTCCTCAAAACATCGTTTCAACTTCCCCGACGATCTTCTTCACCTCGGGGTTCTCGCTCTGCCGCAGCAGCTTCATTGCCGTACCGGCACGCAGCCACTCGGCCTCCTGCGCGAGGTTACGCTCGTAATCCTTTTTCAGCTCCTGCTTATACGCCACGCCCTCGTCACGGGTCAGGCCGCCGTGAAAGTGCAGCTCATACAGCAGCCGCAGCGCCAGCCAGATCATGCGCTCGGCGGGTGTCAGACCGTCCGGCTCGGGTTTGCGGTCGTATGCCCGCTGGTTCATCTCCTCAAAGTCCATATCAGCCCTCCACCGGCTCGATGTGAATCCAGATGCCGGGCGTGTCCGCCCAGAATTTCTCCGTGATCTCCGAGCACACCAGCGCATCGTCCGTCCAGAAGTGCTCGGCGGTCATGCAGTCCTTGAGCAGCTTCTGCAGGTTGTCCGTATCCGGCTTTGTCGTGCGGTAGCTGCCGTCCGGGTGTTTTCCTCGCGGGAACAGCCACTTCACCACAAGCCGCACGCCGCCTGTATACGGCTGTTCCGGCCGGTGCTGCCCGAGGTGAGCGCACAGCTTTGCGCGGGCGGCGGCGAGCGCCTGCGGCTCGTAGAACTGCGGCTTGCCATGCACAACGCGCACCTGCTTCTCCTGCGCCGTACACGTCGGTGGGCGCATCGCCATGAAAAACTGCGTTACCATTTTCTTCTTCTCTCCTCTCGCGCGACGGGTCCAGTCGTGTGTGCGCTCTCCAACCATCTGTGAGGGGCGCCTTCAAAGCCCCCTCACATGGTGAGTGCGTTCACACACTGACCCAATCACCGTTTCTCATTTCTCATTCTCAAAAAGTTATATATTTATATATACAGGTCGTGAGAATGTTCTCATTTCTCATTTTTGCAGGTCGTGAGAAAGGTTATGAGAAGTTTCTCAATTCTCATTCTGCAAGGTCGTGAGAATGAGAAACCTTTGTCACCTGACCTGTGTTCCGGTCAAGTTCGTAGCCGTATTCCCGAATCCAGCGATACACTGTCTTGTCCGACGGAGCGCGTGCATCGCCGTCCTCTTGCTGCGAGTAATACTCCACAAGGTCGCGCACCGTCGGTGCATCCCCGCCCAGGCACAGGGCATTGTACGCCGTATCGAACGCTTCCTTCTTGCTCTGCTTCGCCTGCTTTGCCTTGCCCTTGCGGGCCTTTGCGCCGCGCTGCCATGCCGGAGCGGCCTCGTCCGGATTGATGTCCTGCAGGGCACCGTTGCCGTCCAGCTTATGCACCGGAAACTCGAACCACAGGTTGACCGGCGGGAACTTCGGGAACTCACGCAGCGTGCCCTCGATGCGCCACGCCGTCCGTGCCTGCACCTCTTTCCGGGTGTCGGCAATACGGTCGAGCAGGTGATTGTAGTCCACGCCGGAGAGCAGCCGCCTGCAGGCATCCATCGCAGCACGCTGGCTGCACAGGTCATCCTGCGATACCTCGTCGCTCTTTCCTGCTGCCTCGAGCGCCGCGCCGCACACCCGGCAGACGGCATTGTTCTCCATCTGCACGCGCAGGTCGTCCGACACCTCGAGTTCGATGAGGTCGAGCAGCGCATCCGGGTCGCGGGCGAACACGCCGGAGCCGCTCGCGCGGTCCATCGAGCGCTTGCCGCCCTGTGCACCCTTGGAATGGTGGTGACAGTAGATGGTCGCGCAGCCGAGTTCGGTGCACACCTTGTCAAACTGGTTGCAGAAGTTCGCCATCTGATCGGCGGAGTTCTCGTCGCCGGTGATGACCTTGTAAATCGGGTCGATGATGACCGCGATGTAGTCCTTCTTGATGGCTCTGCGAATCAGCTTGGGCGTGAGCCTGTCCATCGGCACGGACTTACCGCGCAGATTCCAGATGTCGATGTTGCCCAGGTGCTCCGGCTTCCAGCCGAGGCAGCTGTACACATCGCGGAAGCGGTGCAGGCAGGAGGCGCGGTCAAGCTCGAGGTTGACGTACAGCACTCTGCCCTGTGCACAGTCGAAGCCGAGCCAGCTTTTGCCCTCGGCGATGGCGATGGTCAGCTCGATCAGTGCGAACGACTTGCCCGCCTTGGACGGTCCGGCAAGCAGCATCTTGTGTCCCTGCCGGAGCACGCCGCCGATGAGCGCCGGAGCCAGCGGCGGCATCTCGTCCCAGACCGCGCTCATGCTCTCCGGGTCGGGCAGATCATCGGTCGCGCTCTCGATGAACTCGCGCCACTCGGCAAAGTCCGTCTTGCCGATGTTGGTGTCGATGAGGAACTGCTTGTGTCCCTTTCGCAGCACGCCAGGCATACGCGACAGGCGCGACGGATTGCGGTTCTGCTGGTCGAGTTCCAGACCGTTCTTGCGGCAGACCGTGTACAGGTATTCGACCCGCTTGCGGTACTCTGGGTAGTCGGGTGCATCAATGTGTACAATGGCGTGCACGCTCTTGCCACCCGAGTGCACCAGACACGCCACCGGCAGCTCCAGTTCGCGGATGAGCGCGTTCTGGCGGTCGATGTCCATGCCGTCGCACTCGACGAGCGCGTAGCGGAACGCGGTGACGTTCTCGTTGCGGATGCCCTTGCCGTCGAGCGGGTTGAAGCGGATCCACGCGCCAACCGCCGGGTCGTAGTCACCGAGCACGCTGCCGATGTCGTCGCCGCAGGCAGAGAGCGCCTGCACCAGCTGACCGGCGGTTCGTGCCCAGTCGCCCTTGGTCGGCATGGCCTTGCCGTCCTCGTTCGAGAACGAGCGGGTGACGTAGCCGACGTGCTCCTCGCTGTCGAACAGCGTTTCGAGGTAGGTGATGAGCTGCTGCGCCGGATGCCACTCGGCGGGTTCGGCAATCTCCTGCGCCTCGACCCAGTGCGGGTCAATCACGCGGTAGGGTTCGTTCCCGCCGATCTCATCGTCCCAGCCGAGTTCACAGTCGCCGCCGTTCGGCTGCCAGCCGCCTCGCTGCGCCATCTGCACGATGGTTCCCGCCGTGATGGGCGTGTCCGTGCCGCGGAAGCTGTCCCACTTGCGGGCGCACTCGCCGGTGCGGTAGCGCCCGCCGTCCCGTCTTGACCAGTCCTCCCACAGACCGACGGGATAGCCTGCTTCTTTCAGTCCCATGCCGACGCCGACCCACTCGCTGTACGAGAGTTCTCTCGGGTCGATGTAGTCCAGCGCCTGCCGGAGATCGAGTTCGTCCTGCTTCATTTATCCTCCATTATCCCATGTAGGTTTTCGGGTCGATGCCGCGCGGAATGCGCCAGCCGTTGGCGGCAATGCGGTCGATGAGCTGCTTTGCCTGCTCAAACTGCCAGGTGCCGACGTGCTCAAAGCCCTTGCCCTCCAGAAAGCGAATCTGCTTGGGCGTTGTCAGACCCTCGGTGCGGCGTGCCGCCAGACGGTCGAGCAGCTTTGCCGCCTTGCCCGCGCATTCGATCTCGTCCGGGCGGATGCCCCACTTTTCCAGTGCGCCGAGCTGCTTTTCGCTCGGCGGCGCGATCTCCCAGCCGAATGCGGGCGTGTAGCCTGCTAAATTCTCCGCCTGAATGGACAGCTCAAACTGTAACGGGTCCACCAGACGGCGCTTGCGGCTTTTCATCTCCGCCAGCTGCTTGGCGAGGGATTCCTCGCGCTGCTGCACCACATCGCTCTCGGCCTGCTCGGCGGCTTCCAGAATGTCCACCGGACCGCCCTGCTCGGCTGCGCTCTCGGTCATGCTCTCGGCCACCTCGGCGGTTTCGCAGACCAGATGCGCCGGTCTGCAAAGCTCGTGCCGCTCGGTGTGCCACAGGAAATCCAGCAGCAGCAGGTCGGTCTTGCCGGGAAACAGGCGCGTGCCGCGGCCTACCATCTGGCTGTACAGGCTGCGTACTTTAGTCGGGCGCAGCACCACAACGCAGTTGACGCTCGGGCAGTCCCAGCCCTCGGTGAGCAGCATACTGTTGCACAGCACGTTGTACTCGCCGCGGTCGAATGCCGCAAGGATCTCCGCACGGTCGGGCGATTCGCCGTTGACCTCGGCGGCACGAAAGCCGCGCGAACACAGAATATCGCGGAATTTCTGGCTGGTCTTAACGAGCGGCAGGAACACAACGGTCTTGCGGTCGGCACAGGTCTTTGCCATCTCGTCCGCGATCTGGTAGAGGTACGGGTCGAGCGCACTGTCGAGGTCGCCCGGCTTAAAGTCGCCGGACTGCACGCCGACACCGCTTAAATCCATCTTGAGCGGCACGGTCAGCGCCTTGATGGGCACGAGGTAGCCCTCGCGGATGGCCTTGGTCAGCGAATACTCATACGCCAGCGACTGAAACACGCTGCCGAGGTTTCGCATATCAACTCGATCGGGCGTTGCGGTTACGCCGAGCACCTTTGCGCTGTCGAAGTGATTCAGGATACGTCCGTAGCTGTCGGATACCGCGTGATGCGCTTCGTCGATGATGATGGTGCCGAAGTAGTCCCGCGGGAACGCCGCCAGCCGCTTGGGCCGCATAAGGGTCTGCACCGAGCCGACCGCTACACGCAGCCAGCTGCCCAGACAGCTCTGCTCGGCTTTCTCGGTCGCGCAGGAAAGTCCGGTCGCGGTGTGCAGCTTGTCGGCGGCCTGATCGAGCAGCTCGCCGCGGTGCGCGAGGATGAGCACGCGGTCGCCCTGCCGCACCCTGTCCTCGGCAATCTTCGCAAAAATGACAGTCTTTCCGCAGCCGGTGGGAATAGAAAGCAGGGTGCTGTCGTCACCCTGCTCCCAGCGGTTCTCGACCGCTTCACGCGCCGCCTGCTGATACGGTCGCAGTTCCATATTAGAATGCTCCCGGCGTAAAGCCGCCCGCCTGCTGCATGGACGGCGCACCCAGCGGATCGAGGAACTCGTCCAGATCGTTGGTTTCGCGGTCTGCACCGGTCTTGTCCTTGTAAGTACGCTTGGTGATGCGGCAGCGGCCGGTCTTGCCGGTGACAGCCGCCCAGTTCATACGCAGCTTTTCGCCGTGCTGGCGCAGACCGATGCTTGTAAAGAACTGGCACAGCTTCCACTCAAAGCGCTTGAGCAAAAACAGGTTGACGTTCATCTCGCTCTCGCCGTCCGGCGCATCCACACGCAGGTGCAGGATAGCCTGATTGCACGGCGCTACCTTTTCGCTGCCTGCGTAGCGGGCACGCTCAAAGCCCAGTACGGTAAACGGATACTCGCCCGGCTCGAGCACACGGCGCGGACTGCCCTCGTTTTCGATCTCGTCTTCCCAGCCGAGCTCCTGATCCAGAATGTTGTCGTTCATAATAATTGTCCTCCTTGATTAAAACGGAATGTCCTTGCGCTCTTTCAGAATGACCTGATAGAGCTGATCCCACGCACCGATCAGGCAGCCGTTTACGAAATCCGCCGGATAGTCGGTGATCTCCATGCCGAGCGGGAAATATCCCTTGGCGGAAACGGCGGTCTGAATGTCGGTCGCGGTGACGTTGTTGGCCTGCATCAGGTCGCGCAGCGCCTGCGGGATACCAGCCGGAATGTCCGGCACGGTGCCGTCCGGTTTCGCCGGTTCGCTTACTGCCGCCTGTGCGGGTGCATCGGAAACGTCCTTACACTTATCCGGCGTTTCGTCCGCAGAATTGACCACAACCGGTTCATTCGGTTCAGTAATTGACCGAATATTTTTTTCGTCCCCGATGATATGGGCGATTCCGGCATAGTCGAACGGCATCTCGCCGGGCAGGCCGAAGCGGTTCTTGGCATCCCAGCACGGGTGATGGGTGGTGTACATCCGGCGCTCGCCGCCCTGCCCCTTGGTCTTGCCGTTCTCGGTCTTGACGGCGAACGTCTTGTAGTTGGCGAACAGCACCATGTCCGCCCACTCCTTGACGAGCGGCGCGGTCTTGGCGGACAGCTTCATCTCCCAGCGGTCGTATGCGCCGAGCTCGTCCGGCTGCTCAAATTTCCGCATCTTGGCGTGCGCCGTCACGACTACGTTCACGCCGCGCTCGACCAGCTCGTTCAGCGTATTCAGCAGGCTGCCGAACTCCTCCATCAGATAGGTGTAGCCCTTGCCGTAGCCGAACTCCTCGATGCTCTTTTTCTGCGCCTTGTCGCAGACGTAGCGGCTGCACAGCAGCTCCGCCCAGTCCATCGTGTCGATGATGAGCGTGCCGCACAGGCTCGGGTCGGCAATGCACTCCTTGACCAGACCGAGCAGCATGACCCAGCTGGTCGGCTTAGGCGTGCGGGCGACGTCCATGTGCTTGGTGCCGCCCTCGGTGTCGATGAACAGCGGATTCGGGAACTGTGCGGCAAACGTAGACTTGCCGATGCCCTCCGGACCGTACACGACAACCTTGAGCGCGGTCTTCTGTTTTCCGCGAATGATCTGCATTAAAATGCACCTGCTTTCCATGTATTCTGCGGCTCGTCAGGTAAAGGCTGTTCCTCGCCCTGCACATAGCCGTCCTCGATGATGATGGAGCACTCGTCGCCGGTCGAAACGCGCGTTGCGATGGCCTGTAAGCCCTCGCTCTCCAGCCACGCGCCGAACTCACGCAGCGTGCCGAGGTCCATCTGCTCCAGCTTGTCCAGCAGCACGAAGCCGCACTGCGGTTTCAGACAGCGCACAATGGCGGTCGCCACCCGCAGCTGCTCACTGCCGGACATATTATCCCATTTCTGTCCGTGATAGGTCAGTGCGCCGTCCGCAACACCGAGGCCCTCCATCGGCAGCTTGGCGCCGTCCAGCAGGGCGCGCTTGTCCTCGCGGAGCTGTTCAATTTCGGCGGTCAGGCTGTCGTACTGCTGCTGATAGGCACGGGCATCCTCCTCGGCCTTTTCATGGTTGAGGTTGTCGCGCACCTTGGCGTTGATGGTTTCGATGTCGGCAATGCTGCGCTCCAGCTCCTCGGTGCTCTCGTCCACCAGCTGCTCGGCGGTCTTGCGTGCGGTGGCAAGATCAGCCGTCTTGGCGGTGAGTTCCTGCTCGGCGGTCGCAAGCTGACGGTGCAGCTCGTCCACCCGAGCGGTCAAGGTGCTCACCTGCTGCTCGAGCAGGTGAGCCATCGCCCGCTTGCTCTGGTTCTCACCGTTGCGGGCAAGGATCGCCTGCTGCTGACGGATGAGGTCACTTGCGGAGATGAGTTCGTCCGGTGCATCCGGCCAGTACGGCTGCTCTTTCGCGTACTTGGCTTTCTGGTCGGCAATGCGGCCGATGGCAAGGCGCTCGTTGTACTGCTCCTGCTCTTTGCGTTCCAGTGCGGCAAGCTGTTCGCCCACGCCGATGATGCGGAGCAGCGTGTCCGCCTTTTCGCGGTCGCTCGCCTGCATAAAGCGCGGCAGATCGAGTGCAAGCTGCTCGATAAAGGCGTTCAGCAGCTGCTGTCCGGCCTTGCTGCCCGACGGGTCGATGACCTTGAGGTCGCTGTTCTTGCCGCGGCGCTCGACGATCAGGCCGTTGGACAGCGTGACCTTGATGTGCGGCGGAATGGTGCTGCCCTCGCGGGTCGCCATGGACGGACGGAAGCGGTCGCCGCCGAGCGCCCATGCGATCGTGTCCAGCAGCGAGGTCTTGCCCTGGTTGTTGTTCCCGCCGATGATGGTCAGGCCGGTTGCGCTCGGATGCAGCTGCACCGCACGCACGCGCTTGACGTTCTCCGCCTCGAGCGAAGTGATCTTGATGGGGTCGGTCATGTTACATCTCCTCCAGCAAAGCCTTGATAACGTCCTTGGAAGCGCCGCAGCGGATTGCGTTGGCAACATCCTCGCTGGTCAGCTTGCCCGCACGGACGATGGATGCGTTGACAATAACGCCGTCACAGCTGTCCTCGAGCCACATCGGCGAATCCTCGCTCGTTACGAACTGAGTGAACATCTTGCGGAACGCCTGCGCGGCGCGCTTGTCCTGTGCAGCAATCTGCAGATACGCACTGCCGATTGCATTGACCAGTTCGGAAACAATCGCTTTCATGTTGCCCGCCAGCTCTACACTCGCCTTAACGTGGTCGCCTTTTACGTTGCTGATAATCTTTACCATTGAAAATCTCTCCTGTTCATGCTATTATGTGGTTGAATACTTTTACCTGCCGCTGATCGGGATTGCCGTCCTGACAGCGGCGTTTTTCATGCGCGCGCCGCCCTGTACGCACAGACGGCGAACACCGCCAGCAGGAACAGCGCGAGTACCGTGTAGGCTCCCATCGACAGCTTGTCGAGTTCAGCGTAACCTGTGGCAGACAGTAAGCCCAGAAAACCCAGACCTGCGGTAATTACGTGAATACGGTTCATACCCTGACCCCCTCTCTGAATCCTGCGGATTGCGTCACCCAGAGATAAAAGGTCAATGTCGGAATGTAAAATGCGCGGTTGTGGGCATTTTTCTTGAGCCAGCCCAGTCCGAACGGACAGGAACCATGCTCCAGACACGCCCGCAGGC